GTCTGACATAATCATCTCTCCTGCTCACAACCTTTTATTGTATCATAACATAGAGCAGGGTCAATGTCCAGCTTTTTCCCTCGCTTATGAGTAAGAGCCACATCTTCAAAAGAATCATCGCCTTTTTGGCAAACAATCTTTTTACAATGTACTCTTCGCAACAGCGCTTGAGCAAATTGCGCTTTGTTTTGCGATCGTTCGCGTATGAACAGCCAAATACAAGCGGCTTTTTCTTTAACGCTGCCAAGTTGATTAATTTTTACGAACAAATTCTTCCCCGCCTGCGGATAAACATCGATTACCGCACTTAACATATAGTGGATATTCGTTTCGGATAAGGAAAGTGCGTATTCGAGTGTTTTCGGCGCTCCGAAAACGCTAATATGCGCAGAGCCGCACAATTCAGCTATCTTCGCATATCGAGCGGAAGCCACGCCTGCATCCAGCTTTGAAACAATGTCCTTTAAAACTGGATGCTCACATTCAAAATCTAAATCTTTTGGAATATACTGCTCTGACACTGTCTTATCAGTACAACGGTCGTCATCTGTAATTATAGCCGCTTTAATGGTTTGCCTTTGTGGGTCATTAGCAAAACAAAGGAGTTTGGAAAACGGTTCAAACGAAACACCGTCCACATTAACCACCGAAATGGCGTATTTATCAAGCGGACGGTCGATCAATTTTGCAAAGCTCGGTAATAGGAGCGCTTCGCTGATGCCCTCAACAAATAGGATACCCTTCGCAAAAAGCATCTGCGATTTTGTTACATCAAGGTAACGCTCTAGGTAGAACCTATCCCTTTCATCCAAATTGCTCTCTGAAAGTGATAAACAGTTTACCCTGTGAGCGTTTTCGTATAAAATTACAATCTTATCAATGCCGATACGGGAAACAAGTGTCGGCGAATGCGAAGTGTAAAGCACTTGCACATTGTCTTTGTTTGAGTTCTTTTCAAAAAAGCTGTGTACAAGTTCTTGAAGCTGCGGATGCAGATGGGCTTCAGGTTCTTCCACCAACAGCAAACTGAACAGCGTTTCAGCGGTGGCGGCTTTAATATCGCCTAATACCGCCGCCATAAAGAGCAAGTTATTATAGCCCAGCCCGTTTTGCATTATCTCAAACTTCTTGCTGAGTTCAGACGAGAGAGTCCCTCTGATTTCTTCGCTGAGTCCCTTACTTTCCAATGACCACACATCAACATAAACGCCGTCGCTCTCGGTATCATTAGATTGCGCCCATTCATCATCGGCATAAAGCTCTTTTACTTCTTGAAGTACAGGGTTGTCGTTTTTTATATAAATCCAACGAGGTCTGATCCATGCCCTCAATGAGGCTGCGATGGACTCAAATCGCGGTTCAACCAAACCAACGCCAACTTGCTGCCTGAGCAAGTCCTGCTCAAGCACAGATAGGTTGGTGTTGATAATCTCCCGAAGCTGATTTATGGAGTCTTGTCTCTCAATATCGGAGTTAGCGAGTTTAATCGCAGACAGCACGCGATCCTTTGCTTCATCTGTGTTTACAATCGAAGTGAACAGTGTTGCCAGCTTGCCGGTTCGAGCGGGTTTTAATTCATTTTCCGCATCTCTGAGCGCACCTAAGTATGCGACTCGAATAGCCTCAAATGTTTCTGCTGAGATAGTATTTCCCTCAACGGGACCGCCCCATATCCGGTAACGTATCTTCTCTTTGCTGTCAGATGCACGAACGGTATAATAGCGAACATGGAATTCTCCTTTTGTCGTGTCCTCGGGATCCCAAATCTCAAACAAATCCGGCGGCACCTCATCAAGGTACACATCAATAGACGTCTCATTGCTTCGTATCCCACGGCTATCCATATGGAAATCCGAGAAGTTAAAGTAAATTTCTTTCCGATATGACATTGTTGAAAAAGCAAGCCTTAATGCGTCTACAAGGGCGGTTTTGCCGCAGTTGTTTTCGCTAATAACAGCATTGACTCCCTTTTTAAATGAGGCGGTAATGCCTTCGCTATCGAATACTCTGAAGTTGCGAATGGTTACTTTGGAAATATACATTACTACACCTCACAAAGTTTTTATGACTTGCCTCTGCTTTTGTGCCGTAGGATTTGTACAAACCAATTATCTCAACGCATCGAAAATATCGAAAGCCGCCAACTTTGCAGTTCGCAAATCCGATATTTTCCTGCCTTTGTATTTCCAGACGCTCCGACCGCCATATATTACACCGTAGTGATTTTTATTATATTTACTCGGAATTATCGTTAAACACTCTCCCTTGAATTTCAGAACGTAGTTGCCGTTTTGGCGGTATTGCCATTCTCGTTTCAGGAAAGTCATTTTTCTGTTGTGCCGATTGAGCAACTCGCGTTCACGCTGCCATGGAACGGCATAATCATTCTCCATTTTTCCCGCGCAAACGCGACCCGCTCTCACTGTTTGCGGATATTGCGGATGTTCCATGATATGTACATACCGTATGCCTTCTTTGCCGTTTCGCACGTTTCCAAGTTCCGTTTCGGGATCGTCCTCCCGTAAATTAATCATTCCGCTGCAAATCCAGCCATTATTCGGAACCCCAGGTGTTTCCAAAAAGCTCATATCACAACTCCTGCAAATCTGCGAAAAGGACTGTCTTTAATTTTTCAATCAATAGCGGTAGATTCTTTTTCTTTAATTCGCACTCCCAAATCCGCAGTACAGTCCAGCTTCGGCCTTCGAAAATGGCAGTGATCTCTTTGTCGTGCCGCACGTTGCGCTCTCGCTTTTTTGCCCAGTATTCCTCGTTCTCCTTCGGACGTGTATTGCGGCAGTCGTGCCCATGCCAGAAACATCCGTCGACAAAGACAACAACCTTCTTGTCTGGGAACACGAAATCGGGATGCCCCTTCACAGGGTAGTTGCGCCTCCAGCCAGAAATGTTGTTTTTGCGGAACAACTTAATTAAACGTAGTTCTGTGGACTTATTTCCCTTTGAGCGCACCTTTTGCATAACGGAAGAACGCATTTTTTTATCGTACACGTCAGCCATCAGCGCTCACCTCTTACTCATCATTCGGTCGAATCAGAGGATACCCACCTTCTATGATTTCGTGCATCACAATATCGATTTCACCAACCAACCCCACATACTCAATAAGCTTGTTTATGAGGTTAAGAAGGTCCGTTACATCCTCCGGCGAGAATGCACAATGCGTGAAATCATATGAGTTAAACTTCAACCAGACGTTCTTAATGACATCATACCCCGCAATATTGATCCGCTGCACATCAAGCGGGCAAGGTATCTCGATCCGAGTGGCTCCGTCCGTCAGGGTGAAAGTCTCGTGCTCTTCATCAAAGGGCTGGTCAACCCATCTCAGCCGGAAGCCCGCCGGTATCTGAGCTTGAATAGCGGAAAAATCGAACCCCATGTGGTTTGCGGGGATATAGTCCCTTTTTTCCAGTTCGGCAATTCTGCGGCCAAGAGAAGCCAGACTCCTGAAAATGTCCGCATGGTCCACAATCGGGATGCGAGGACGCATATCGGCCCTATTAACTGTAAACAACGCTCCCTCGAACTCGTCCAGATACACCTGAGAGCAGAGAACCGCAAAGGTATAAAAGACTACTTCTGTTGCAACTGGACCCATATCGAGCCCAAGCAGCCCAGACAGTCTGCCGCAAAGCCGGTCGTTGATATTATTTCCAATCACTCCGTTCCGGGTTCCCCTTACGGGATACTGATTGAGGTAGATATAGGAATTACCTCGTCTGCACAGATCGTTATCCGGGTAATACCAGCAGAACGAAGCAAATTGCTTGAGCATGTCTTTTTGGTCTTTGGGCGAGTGGGATAACGCAAAACCAACGGTGCCTTCGGAAGAAAACGCTACGCTTATTTCGGGGCGCCTTCTTGTTCCCCCGCCTCCAACACGGCTGAAACGATGTAGCAGGTCCTGCCACAGAAAGGCTTTCACCGGCAAGAATGGCCTTAACGCATAGTCAACGATGTTTACGTCAAGAAGTGCGTCTACCGCCTGAGCATTGCCTTGCGCGGCTAGTTGCTCGGCAAAGAAACGGGTTTCGATTTCTTTCGGCGGCTTGTCCTGCCTAGACAGCCATTCTTCGGCCGCCGGGACGCCGCGTTGCATGATATCCCTGCTACGTCGTTTGAGCATGGGTGCTTTCAGATGAGTAAAGATACTGGTCGGAGCCAGCTTTATGCCTGAGCAATGCTGCTTGAAGATCGCGTTTGGCTCATTCTCACCGCTTACGGGCCAATACGATGAATAGAGCTCCTCGTCAAACGGCAAGGAAGGGCAAAGGGCGTAACTTACCTCGTCAAGGTCGTGCTCTGAAAACATGCTAATACTCTCACCGGCGTCCTGTTCCAACCAAGACGATTTCTGCGCTTTTGAGAAGTGCGAGATATCGAAGTACCGGTACCTGGTGATACCGACCGGCTCGCCGTAACGGCGCGTTGCGATCAGGATCGCTCTTCCTTGTTGCGTCTTAAATATACTGTCCGAGCGGACTCCGGCCCGTGCGTCTGCATCCACAGAAACGATCCATACGCTGGAAAAGTTCTCGACGATGTATTTCCGTGCATACTTGTAAGATTCGGCTTCGAGAAATGTCGACGGAACGATATACGCCAAGACAGAATGGTTTGGCGAAGCCGCCAACTTCGCACATCCCCAGCGTAGGAATTGCAGGTGCGGGTTGTTGATTTGCTTCTGCGTATTCTGGCGGCCGTGGCGGTTTTCTGCAGGAGGACGGAAATCATCCATTAGTCCAAGGATTACGGAGAAATCATCGCCCACATTGGTTTTAGCTGAATCGGATGAGGGTGGGTTCCCAATCACGAGAGTGATAGGTCTGGACGCAATCTCGTGGGCCCTGTAAAGCTCAAAACCTTCAACCGTTTCTGTATTAGCGGGCTCTCCGAAAACACAGTTGCTGAGAGTGTTCGCTAATAGCAGTTCGTTATGAGAACGCCCGCCTTCCAGTTCCTGATCAAGGATTGCCATTCGATAGGTGGCTAGCATGTAAGGAGCGGGCAAAATCTCGATCCCGCATAAGGTATACGCACCATTCTGCGCGTCATTTTGCTTGATTCTTTCAAGGAAGGAACCGGTTCCGCAGCACGGATCGATTAGCGTGTTCCCATCGGCAAAAATGCTGTTTCCGTCAAAACTCTGTCTCGCTATCACTTCCGTTAACCGGACGATGCAGTCGGCCAATTCACTAGGGGTGTAATACGCTCCATAGTCGAAGCGTGAACGCGCATCAAATTTAGACAAAAAGAGCTCGAACAATTTATGGTAGTCCGGGCGTTGCCTTTGCTGCTCTGTCATATGCACAAAAGACAAAAAGTGGATGCACTCATCCGTCCATGTAAGGATGAAGCTATCCCCGTTACCGGGGCTGTTAATATAGTGAATAATCTTTAGGAACGGTCGCAGCACCTGCCCGCCCTCAATATCCCTGGATAAATAATCCCTAATCTTCTGTTCTTTTACCGTTGGTGAATCGGCATCCGTACATTCCACGCGGTGCGCATAGAGCAACGAAAACATAATGACCTGGGCAGCAAAATCCGCAAAAACACTGTCTTGGCGTAGCATTTGGTCGTTATGGTTATACACCAGTTCCAACAGCCCATCCAACAAAGTAATCGCGTTCCTCTCCGCATCGTCCATCGCTTCGGCTACCGAGATAGCGGAAAACCGCAGGATCTCATTCGAAAGCAGACGGGTCCGAAGAGCTACAAGTTCGACTAGGCGTCCCTCGTCGCAATACTGCGGAAATGGCTCGGAGAAGAACCTGCGCATCATATCTTCGAACTGTGGATTGTGCGTAAGCCTCGACCAGTCCGGCCGGTTCATCAGCGCCTTGTCTATAAGTGAAACTACTTGCGGTCTGGTGCCTTCGTTAAAGGAGTATACGAAATCTATGCCATCTGTAATGATCAGCTTATGTCCTAAAGAGAGATACCGGTTGAACTGCTCCTCGTGCGGTGTGATATCAAACGCGGTAGGCGTCAGCCCTTTTGCCTCGATATACCCATAAACGCCCAGGGTGTTCCGGTCATGGATACGCCAGTCGGGGCGCCCCATACGTGCCTGGTTCCGGGGCTCGAGTATGACCACGATATCGGGACTGCCGTTCAGTTCCATAGCCAGCTCCTTGAACAGCCTATCCAAGGAAGGCCGGAAAGAGAGCTCAGCGGTGTGCTGATGACCTGTAAGTGCATCCTGATAATCCCGTTGTAGGCCGGACAAATATCTTCTGATAATCGCTTGATATGGCATACCCGATCACCTCTTACCCAAGTAATACTTAAGGATGCTATCACCAATGATTTTCGCCAGCTTTGGCGGCACGGCATTCCCTATCTGCCGCGCAATATCTATTTTTGATCCCTCGAATAGGAAATCAATGGGAAATGTCTGCAATAAAGCGCCTTCGCATAATGAAATGCTTCGTAATTGCTCGGGATGCCCAAACAGCCCGCGCGTGAAGCTATCAAAACGGGCCGTTATGGTTGGCGCCACTTCATCCCACGACATCCTGCCGTATACGTTCCGATGCCCGATAACCGCACTGTTAATGCGATGGCAATTAGCCAGCAACTCTTCTGGCAGGTGGTCGCGTCCCTGCCCCTGCTGCAATGCCTTCAGCCGCATGATGTTCTTTTCAGATAAACGGTCTCGTCTGTGAAGGGGGTAATCGGGATGCGGAGTCCCATCTTCTGGCGGCGGCGGCAAAAAGCCTATCGTTTCGCGAACGGTATGCTTTTCACCCGTGGGTTTTGGAAACTCATAGTTCGAACCGATATCTTTACGTTCCCCGACTAAGAAGATGCGTTTACGGCGTTGCGGAACACCATAATCTTCGGCATCGACAAGTTGCTTGTGAACGATATAGCCGATAGATTCCATGTGCCTTATCAATTCAAAAAGGATGACGTTTCCGCGTTTTCCCTGTATGCCACACACATTCTCCATCATAAAAAACAGAGGCCGGACCTCATCTATGAGGTTTCCGTAAAGAAGCACGAGTTCGTTCCTGCTGTCGGCGTCCTCTCCAATGCGCTGGACAGAAAATCCCTGGCACGGAGGCCCGCCAGCGAGCAGGAACAGCTCGCCCTTTTTTAAGCCAATCCTATCAAGCAGTCGCCCTCCGAGCATATCCTGGATATCCTCGCAAAAGGCGGGATGCTTGAAATATTTCGGGTTCTTTTTTATCGTATCAATACATTTTGGATCGATATCAAAGCTAAACAGCATCTCAAACCCTGCTTCTTGGAGGCCTAAAGACAGACCCCCTGCGCCTGAAAAGCTGTCCACACAAGTAAACCTCATATCAAGCCCGCCTCCTTGTCTTAATCCCAGCGATCACGCTCGAATAAGAATTACTAACGGGCAAATCCACGGCCTGAACACTGGCTTCTAATTGGGCTTTTGTCGGCTCACAGGACAGAAGCTCAAGCAGCAGGTTGGCGGCGACCCCGCAGGACAATAACGGCGGTACGGCCTCACCGATCTGCCGGTAAACATCGTCAGACTTTCCTTCAAAAACAAAGCCGTCGGGGAAGCTCTGAAGACGGGCGGCCTCCCTTGCGGTAAGCCCTCGGTCCTGCACAGGGTGCGTAAAGCGGCCGCTGGCAGGATTACGGGCATAATGCGTTATCGTAATAGCCGGCTTATCCCAGCTAAGCCTTCCATAAACATCATAAAACCCCTCGACCCGAGTCAGGCACTGAGGACCAACGCCTTCCGGTAGACTGCCTCCGTCATGAGGAACCTGCCTGATGATTTCAAGGGTGCTTTGTTTATGGGCAACCGCTTTATGTAATGGATCGGCAGGATCCGCTTCTCCTGCGGCGATTGGGCGAAGAGAAGCAATCGCATCCCGCACGGTCCTATATTCTTCCGGCGTGTAAACGTTTTCCGGCAGCAAGAAATCCTTCTTCATACCAATGATGATCGAACGGAAACGTTCCTGCGGTACGCCAAATGCGGCTGAGTTATAGATGTTCTGTTTCACAATATAACCGGCGTTGTAAAAAGCGGCTCTCGCTTTGCTGAAGTATTTCCAGTACCGATTCGACAAGAATTCCGGCACGTTTTCCATGATAAAGGCGGATGGATTGATTTCGGCAACAATCCGGGAAAAAGCGACCACAAGATTGTTCCGGTCGTCATCCTCATCGTTCCACCGCTTCTTCCTATGGGAAGTGAATCCTTGGCAAGGCGCGCAGCCAATCAGTATGGTAGGCAAAGTGGGGTTATAATTAACGCTATGCAAAAACTCCTGAATGCTGTTGGATGTCTCTAATATCTTAATGATGTCTTCGCAAATTTTCGGGGTTCCGAAATTCCTACTGTAGGTTGCGGCTGAAAATGAGTCGATGTCGCAGCCGCCTAAGAAACGAAAAACGGGGTATATACGGTTAATCGCCGCAAAACCCAGTGAGGTTCCACCAGCCCCACTGAAAAAGTCTAGAACCTGAATAGGGTTAGTGGCGGTTGCGCCCGTATCAAACGGTTCAAACTTTAGAAGCGCTTTTTTGCTTTCAGCGAAAAGATCGTTCTTATACTCTCTATAATCATTGGCACCAATAACGTCTGAAGTTGCCGTCCTAAGCAATTCCGTTAACGTCCTCATGCCACCACCTCCAACAAATTCGGTTTTAACCAGATGTGGCTTGCTCTTTATATTAGTCATCTACCGACATCGTCTGGTACTATTTCCATAATGTCGTTGATACCGCAATCCAAAGCCCGGCATATCTTAACCAGTATGTCCGTGTTTACATTTTCGCCCTTTCCAAGTTTTGCTATGGAAGTGGCGCTCACACCCGCTTTTTCACACAAGTCCCGCTTTTTCATATCACGGTCTATAAGCAATTTCCATAGTTTCTTATAACTTGCGCCCACAGCTCACACCTCTCTATTCGGAGATTGCTCTTTGTTCTGCGTACAGTTATTGCATCTAGCTTGCAATCAATCATCGTTCCTAACATAATAAAAGTATACCACAAGGCATCAAGAAAAACAAGCCAAAAACTAAGCGTTCGCAAAATATATTTGCTTATCGCGTTGTAATTTTAGTCATGTCATGTTATAATTTGACTTGGACATTGTTGCCTGATCATTTTTTATAACATTTGTGGTGAACGCTTTTTGATTGTCAATTATGGGGGGGGGGGATATTGCTATGGCGGAACTTCGTTCATTCAGAGATGTAATCGCAAATGAGTTTTACAACAATATCTGGGATGTTGTATTCACATTCGTTGAGGACAACCCGGATAAATTGGATTGCCGTTCATACCGGGTCGAGCAGCCGGATGAAGCTGAGCTTTCGGGCTTGACAGTGAACAGGGTCGATGTCACGGATTCAGCCGGGGACGAAATTCTCTTCGATGTTATTGTGTCCGCAGAAATCATCATATCAGAAACCATACGCCGCAACCGTGAAACTGACGATGTGGAGCAATGGTTCCGAGTTTCTTGCCGGGGAGACTTGAATAACGGACTCCGCAATTTCGCTGTTCGTAATGTTTCGGCCTACAGCAGAGAACCCGTGGGCAGGATGGGGCGTTTGTCTGACGCCCTGGTTCCGATCATCGCGAAAGAACAGTTCGACGAGGTGGCTGAGGCGTTTCTCAAGGATTTTTATCCCGAAGCCCTGACAGCCCCTATGCCGGTGCCTGCCCGCGAAGTTGCCGCAAGGATGGGGCTTACGGTTAAGGAATTACATCTCTCGCCATTTCACTCTTTTCGGTGAAATTGTATTTAACGACTGTACCATCGAATATTTCAGCTACGAAGAGCGTAAATACAAACCGCTGGAGGTGGAACGAGGCACTATCCTCGTTGATCCTGACGTATACTTCATGCGCTGTGTCGGTTGCTGGAACAATACCGTAATACACGAGTGCGTCCATTGGTATAAACACAAAAAATACCATGAACTGGCGGGAATGTATGATGTAGATGCGGCCCGCATAAGCTGTCAGGTTCATGAGAAGGGTAGACACAGAAGGGATTGGACTCCTGCAGATTGGATGGAGTGGCACGCAAATGGGATCGCCCCGCGGATTCTCATGCCTAAAGCAACCACCATACAGAAAATAGAAGAACTCATCCGCCAGAACACTATGCTTTTCGGTGCCAACAACAGGCTTGCCATCATGGAGAGCGTCCTTTTTGAACTTGCGGACTTCTTCCAAGTGTCGAGGACAGCGGTGAAAATCCGTATGCTTGACCTTGGTTATAAGGAAGTGGAAGGCGTCTACACCTATGTGGACGACCATTACATAAGCAGCTACTTCTTCGATGCCGACTCCAAGAGCCGGGATCAGACCTACAGCATCAGTCTAAGCGATTCGTTTTTCGAGTATTTCGCCAACCCGTATTTTAGGCACCTCATCGACAGCGGCAATTTCACCTATGTGGATGGTCACTATGTTATCAACGATCCGAAATATATAAAGCGTTCGGAGTTAGGCGGTATCGGGTTGACCGATTATGCCAAAACGCACATTGACGAGTGCTGCGTTCGCTTCGACCTGAAATACAACGAAACCGCTAAGACGGATATCGTTGTTTACCTCGACTCCATCGTATTCCGCAAAGCAACGCCCGATTACAACCGGGTGCCAACCTTCAATGTGGACAGCCATAACATGGATGTTTTCAACCGCTCGGAGAAACTGAAGAAACTCCACAAAGAGTATATTGAGGAAGGTCAGTTCCTTAGCTTGCCTGTCGGGAATTTCACTCAGGTCGCGTGGGCGCACATCCTGCGTAAGGGATATAACAAGGTTGTGTTCTGTGACACGACGCTTTTGTCGGATAAGACGTTTGACAGAATAAAGGCTGGCCAGCTTCCGAACCCCACCCTCGAAACAGTCATGCAAATCTGCATCGGATTGGAACTGGGAGGCGTATTCGGGGAGCAGCTCCTTGAGTTAGCGGGATATAAACTGAATAACTCGCCGCAGCAGTTGGCATATAAAAAGCTGCTTTATTCTTATTGCGGTCACTCCATATATGAATGCGACGAGGTCTTGAGGGCGCTGGGCCTGCCCTCCATCCTACCGAAAGCGTACAAGGAAACGGCAACGTAAAATATTCTTAGACTTCTGAAGTCCAAAATCTGAAAGGCAAAACGCCCTATAATAGAAACTTTCTGACGGCCGTCAGACGCAAATCTATTGAATTTGCGCCTGGCGGTCTTTTTTTATGACCAAAAACAGCGACTTCCGATGTCCTTATGCCTTGTCTCTTTCCGATTATGATTGACTTGTGAGCCGGACAAGCCACGCAATTGCTATCTCTAGGGAGGTGAGACGGATGAGGGAGGTCAGAAACCTTGACCGCAAATTGGTGTGCCGCGTAGACGAAGCCAAAGGTATCGTTGAAATCGCTCTCAAGGACTGCAAGACATTGATATGTCTTGCGCCGGGCGGCAAAATCGAAGTTACAAACACGCGGAACGTATAAGCTCCGGTTTCCCTAAAACAAACCGAATAAGAAAATCCGCGAGAGCGCCAGACGACAGTGCGGATACCCGATTCAGGGTATCGCCCTGTCGTTCTTCTTTTCCTCGCGGACTGAAACGGCTCCTGCGGATTTTCAAAGCCAAATTTTGAAAACCAAAGGAGTCAAATCATGTCAAGACAGTACAAAACCAGCAAAAAGAACCGAACGAACTACATCTATTACACCGCTGAAGGCACGAAAATCATCATTACGCCCGGCGAGAACGGCGTGACCGAGGCAGACATAGAACTGCTCCACGTAATGGACGACGCCGAGGTGGACGAGCAGCGGCGGCACGATTACCGCGTGTCCGCACACTTGGACGGCTACCGTGACGAAGAGGACGAAGATGCGGGCGACCGCAACGGCTACCTCGCCGACAACAGCGCGAACCCCGAAGCCACCCTCATATCTCGCAAGGACGAAGAAGCCTACGAGGAAAAGTTGCTCCAGCTTGGCGAAGCGATGGAGAGCCTCCTGCCACAGCAGCGAGTCCTATTTGAAAAGGTTTACGTCAAACGGCGCACCAACACGGACATCGCCGCCGAGGAAGGCGTGACCGAGGCGGCTATCCGTAACCGCCTAAAAAAGATGCACGACAAGCTACGAAAATTCTTCCTCTGAAAGGGGTTCGAACAGACCCGTTTTTTCGCATATCGGTGAGGGGCAGAAAACGCCCCCGGAAAGGAGGCGAACAGATGGGCCTGAAACACAAGGTCACCATCAACGTGACTAAGCCCGGCGGTATCCGAAACCCCGTGCTGCAAAGCGGGTCGCAAAAAATCTACCGTCGCCTGCTGAACCTGCTGTTCGGCGAGAAGGTGGGCGTCATCGTGATAACGCCCGGCGACTCGGTAGAAACGGTGGAAATTAAAGAAATCAAGGAAGGAGGTGCGGAGTATGAGCAAAACCAAGCTGCTCCTCGACGTGGTATCTGACCTGCGCTCCCTTGCGGACAGCTTGCAGGCGGTTGCGGAAGCGATGGCGGGGAATGAACTTGCCGAAGCGGCCCAGCCTGAAAAAGTAGCCACAGCAAAGGAAGAAAAGTCTGCGGCAAAGGCGGTCACGCTGGAGCAAGTCCGGGCAGTGCTGGCCGAAAAGAGCCAAGCCGGGTTTACCTCAGAGGTTCGCGGGCTTTTGGAAAAGTACGGCGCGCCGAAGCTCAGCCAGATCGACCCGGCACACTATGCCACGCTCCTCGCTGACGCGGAGAGGCTGAAATGACTAAACACGCCATCCTCTCCGCCTCCGCCGCCCACCGTTGGATGGTCTGCACCCCATCCGCACGGCTGGAATTGAAATTTGACGACAACAGTGGTGAAGCCGCCGCCGAGGGAACCGCCGCCCACGAGCTTGCCGAGCACAAGCTGCGAAAGGCACTCAAGATGCGCTCCAAGAAGCCAGTGTCCAAGTACGGTTCCGACGAGATGGACGGCTACACGGACGCCTATGTGGAGTTCGTACTGGAGCAGATTGCCCTGGCAAAGGAAATTTGCGCCGACCCGCTGGTACTCATCGAGCAAAAACTGGATTTCTCGAAATATGTGCCGGACGGCTTTGGTACGGGCGACTGCGTGATTATCGCGGATGGCACAATTCACATTATTGACTTTAAGTTCGGCAAAGGTGTTCTGGTGGAGGCTGAGGATAATCCGCAGATGAGGCTGTACGCCCTCGGCGCACTGGAACTCTTCGATGGCATTTACGACATTAGCACGGTTTCCATGACCATATTCCAGCCCCGCCGCGAAAATGTCAGCACACACACGGTATTCAAGGAATCGCTGTACCAGTGGGCAGAGGAAGTCCTTAAACCCACGGCAGCACTCGCCTTTAGTGGAGAGGGTGATTACGTCCCAGGAGAACACTGTCAGTTCTGCCGCGCGGCGGTGAAGTGCCGGGCGTGGGCGGAGGAAAAGCTGAACCTTGCCCGGTTCGAGTTCGCCTTGCCGCCGCTGCTGACGGACGGGGATATCGAGGGTATTCTCGCCCTGTTGGACGATCTCGCCTCATGGGCGAACGACATACGTGACTATGCTCTTCAAGCTGCACTTCATGGAAAGCAATGGCGCGGATATAAGTTGGTCGAAGGCAGAAGCAATCGCCGTTATTCCAATGAGGATGCAGTTGCAGAAGCCGCCAAAGCCGCCGGGTATCGTGACATATACAAGCAAAGCCTGATCACCATCACCGAGATGGAGAAATTGATGACGAAAGCAAAGTTCAATGAAATTCTTGGCGGCCTTATCGAAAAGCCCCCTGGCAAGCCAACGCTGGTCCCTCTCTCAGACAAGCGTCCTAAGTACAAGCTTAACTCGGCAGCGGAAGACTTTATTGACGATTGATAATAAGGCTTTACGCAGCTGTGCAGGGCAGGCGCGGTAAGCCGAGATCAGGTTCAGCAAAGAATGACCGACAAAAATTCTACTAAACGGAGGTAATCTCATAATGTCAAAGCAAGTAAAAACCCAAAACCCGACACGCGTCGTAACCGGTAAGTGCCGTCTGTCTTACGCCAATTTGTGGGATCCAAAAAGCGTCAATGGCAGCCCGGCGAAGTATTCAGTATCGGTGATTATTCCTAAAAGTGATACAAAAACCCTAGACGCTATCAGAAAAGCTGTTGACGCAGCGATCGCAGAAGGCGCTGGCAAATTCGGCGGCAAAGTGCCAAACAAGGCAAGCCTGAAATTGCCGCTTCGTGACGGCGATATCGACCGTCCTGACGATGAGGCCTACAAAAATTCATATTTCCTGAACGCCAACTCGAACACCGCCCCCGGTATTGTAGACCGGTCTTGCGACCCGATCCTTGACCGCAGTGAAGTTTACAGCGGTATCTATGCCCGCGTTAGCCTGTCATTCTATGCGTTTAACCAATCAGGCAATCGAGGCATCGCTTGTGGTTTACAGAATGTCCAGAAGCTGTCTGACGGTGAGCCTCTTGGCGGGAAGACCCGTCCCGAGGACGATTTTGCCACAGACATAGATGACGACTTCCTGGCATGAAGGTTCTCTTTACCGATGTTGAAACCTATAGCGGTACAGACCTCGCCAAAAGCGGGGTCTACCGCTATAGTGAATCGCCTGACTTTGGGGTTCTCTTGTTCGGCTACTCCGTTGACGGCAGCGCGGTCAGGGTCATTGACCTTGCCAGCGGTGATACCATACCGCCGGAAATCCGCGAAGCCCTGACGGATGCAAACGTCACGAAATGGGCTCACAACGCCCAATTCGAGCGTGTCTGTCTTTCAAGGTATCTTGGCAAGTGGCTGGAGCCGGAATCATGGCGCTGCACGATGGTGTGGGCGGCGTATATGGGGCTTCCTCTTTCTCTGGAGGGCGCTGGTGCGGTATTCGGGCTGGAAAAGCAGAAGCTGAAGGAGGGCAAAGACCTCATCCGATATTTCTCCGTCCCCTGCAAACCCACCAAGGCAAACGGCGGCCGCACACGCAACCTGCCCGCCGATGCGCCGGAAAAGTGGGAACGCTTCAAAGCCTACAACGCCCGCGACGTGGAAACCGAGATGGCCATCGCAGATCGGCTTTCCAGATTCCCTATGCCCGAGGATGAGTGGCAACACTACGTCCTTGACCAGAAGATAAATGACCGTGGTATCCGGCTGGACATGGCTTTAGTTAAGGAAGCCATCCGCTTCGATGAGCGGTCAAGGGCTGAGCTAACATGCGCCATGCGGGAACTCACTGATTTGGACAACCCTAACTCGGTCGCCCAGATGAAGGCGTGGCTGTCCGACCATGGTATGGAAACTGACACGCTTGGTAAGGCGGCTGTTAAAGAACTGCTCAAGACTGCCCCGGAGAATCTGGCCGAGGTGTTGACAGTCAGGCAAAACCTCGCCAAAAGCAGCGTAAAGAAATACACGGCGATGGAGAACGCCGTCTGTTCCGACGGCAGGGCCAGAGGGCTCTTGCAGTTTTACGGCGCAAACCGAACTGGGCGTTGGTGTTTAACAGGCGACCACGAAATTTTGACCAGGCACGGTTGGTCTCGGCTTGATGAGTGGAATGGCGGAGATATTGCTTGTTGGAATCCAAATGGAGAGGCCATTTCATTTCAAAAGTGCGAACGCGTGAAGTTTGATTATAGTGGAGAACTATATGAGTACGCCGATAAACGCATAGCCCAGATCAGTACGCCTGACCACAAGATGTACGTCAAACGCCGATATGGTGCACCTTGGCAAAACGATACAGTTGAAAATATGGCCCAGTATCGCCCAAGCATACCGTTTACTGGATTTAGGAGTGTAAACTCAAATCTTGAACACAATCAGTTACGGGTGTTGATAATGGTTCAGGCTGATGGACACTATGCCGCAGACGGAAGTATAAAGCTGAAATTCACCAAACAAAGAAAGATAGAACGCTGCCGTACCCTGCTGAGAAAAGCGGAGTTGACGTACGTTGAATCAGAACAATCTGCAAATACAAAAAAAGCAGCAATGTTCACGATAAACGCACGGCACGTCCCGTTGTGGTTAAGATTGTTTCGTGATAAGACCTTTGCATCATGGTTGTTTGACGAGAGCGCGGATGTTTTTTTCGATGAACTTGTGCATTGGGATGGGTATCAGAGTGCCCCTAACAGCATTCAGTATTGTACATGTAACAAGCAGAATGCCGATATGGTTCAGGCATTTGCACATCTCAGCGGTAGAAGTGCACTTATCAGGGTCAGACATCGTGCGGATGAGCATCCAAATTGGAACGATGCCTACGCTGTGGATATATGGCTCACTCCAAAGAATTGCCATGAAGTAAGAGTTAAACCAAAGGTAAACCATTATTCAGGTAAAGTCTACTGTGCTGTAACATCAACTGGATATTTTTTGGTGCGGAGAAATGGGCGTGTTTGGGTCACAGGCAATTCGGGGCGCCTGATTCAGGTGCAAAATCTGCCCCAAAACCACCTGCCGGATTTGGCACAGGCTCGAAGCCTTGTGAAAAGCGGCGACTTCGACACGCTGGAAGCCCTCTACGACTCCGTGCCCGCCGTCCTCTCCGAACTCATCCGCACGGCGTTCGTGCCGAAACCGGGCTTCAAGTTCATCGTAGCCGATTTTGGATCTATTGAAGCCAGGGTCATTGCTTGGCTTGCGGGCGAAAAGTGGAAAATGGACGTTTTCGCAGGGGATGGGAAAATCTATGAAGCAACCGCCGCCCGGATGTTCAATGTGCCGATTGAATCTGTCACCAAAGGGAGCCTTCTCAGGCAAAAGGCGAAGCAAACAGAACTGGCATGTGGTTATGGCGGATCGGTCGGAGCACTGAAGGCAATGGGCGCACTGGAGATGGGCGTTGCCGAAGAGGAACTCCAGCCGCTGGTGAATGCCTGGAGAGCTGCCAATCCCAAAATCGTGCGGCTCTGGTGGGATGTGGACAAGGCGGCGACGACGGCAGTCCGAGAGCGGACAACCACTGATACACACGGCATCCGGTTTGAGTGTAAAAGCGGGATGCTGTTTATAACCCTTCCCTCCGGTAGGCGGCTTGCCTATGTGAAACCCAAAATTGGCCAAAACCGTTTTGGTGGTGAAGCTGTCACCTACGAAGGTGTAGGTGCCACTAAAAAATGGGAACGCATCGAATCCTACGGTCCCAAGTTTGTGGAGAACATCGTGCAGGCCATTTCCCGCGACATCCTTTGCCACGCCATGCGGCGGTTGGACAGCGCGGGGCTTTCCATTGTGATGCATGTCCACGACGAGATGGTTATTGAAGCGCCCTACGGTGTGTTGCCAGAGGACATCTGCCGCTATATGGCTGAAACCCCGCCCTGGGCAGAGGGGCTTCTGCTCCGTGCCGACGGGTTTGTGTGCCAATTTTATAAAAAAGACTGATTCAGGGGGTTCGAATCTCCACTGGATTTCGTGTATGGATAGGAGCAGTTTACATCGCTCCGAAAATCCATATTTTCAGGAGGTTCCGCATGAAATCATTACAGGTTTTCAGTAACACAGAGTTCGGCTCACTTAGCGTACTGACCATTGATGGCAAAGAAATGTTCCCCGCAACCGAGTGCGCCAGGCTGCTGGGATACGCTGACCCGCACGACGCGGTTAAGCGGCACACAAAGGGGTCGGTGAAACACCGAGTCCTTACCGCGGGCGGCGAACAACAAATTAATTTCATCACCGAGGGCGATTTATACCGGCTGATCGTCCATAGCAAGCTTCCCTCCGCCGAAAGGTTCGAGCGCTGGGTGTTTGACGAGGTTCTTCCATCCGTCCGTAGACACGGGCTTTATGCCGCCGATGAACTGCTTGCCGACCCCGACCTGTGGATTAAGGCATTGCAGGAACTTAAGGCGGAGCGGGCAAAGAATACCGCCCTTGCCGCAACGGTCAGTGTCCAGAGGCAGCAGATTGCCGAGATGAAGCCAAAAGCCAGCTATTACGATGTGATTCTGAACTGTAGGGACGCTGTGGCCATTACCACCATTGCCAAGGATTACGGTAAATCCGGGCGCTGGCTCAATGAATACCTGCACAACCTTGGTGTCCAGTTCAGGCAGGGCAACATCTGGTTACTCTATCAGAAATACGCGCAGCATGGGTACACCGTAACCAAGACCCATAGCTACCCCGCCAGCGACGGGAACATCCACGCCAAAGTCCACACCTACTGGACACAAAAGGGGCGGCTGTTCATCTACGAACTACTGAAGTCACACGGACACCTCCCGCTGATCGAACAAAAGCTTGAGTCCGAAACGGTATAGCCATGGACAGGTATAATTCCGAAGGTTACCCCGACCCCACCGCCGCGGAGGCGCTGGCGAACGTGGCACGTGAGGAAAAGGCAAAAGGCTGGAAGCCCTGTGTTTTCATCTGCTCGCCCTTCGCGGGCGATATTCATCGGAATACGCTGAACGCAAGGCGGTATCTAAAGTTTGCGGCGGACAAAGGGGCGATCCCCTTCGCGCCCCATCTGCTCTATCCATTGGTATTGGACGAGGGCGACCCTGCCCAACGTAAACTCGGCCTGTTCTTCGGCATGGTCTGGCTGGGTAAGTGTGACGAGCTTTGGGTGTTCGGAAGTTTCATTTCATCCGGGATGGGCGCGGAAATCGCCAAGGCGAAGAAACGCGGCATCCCTATAAGATATTTCTCAGAAACCTGCGAGGAGGTGCAAGACACATGAAGATAGCGGTTGGCGACAGCCGCATGGAAAAGAGATGGAAGAACCGGGATATCTCCTGGGAGGACTTCAAGAACGCCGTACGCACCACGAAGCGCACAACCGAAACGGTAGCGGAATTTCGCAAGATGAGCCGTGCCCGGCAGGATGCTGTAAAGGACGTGGGCGGTTTCGTGGGCGGCGCCCTGCGGGAAGGCAAACGCAGGAACGGGCATGTCCTCTGCCGCTCCATGCTGACGCTGGATATGGACTACGCTACGGCCGGCGTCTGGGAGCAGATCGAGTCGCTCCATGACTGGGCCTGCTGCGCCTATTCCACCCACAAACACAAGCCGGAAGCGCCGAGAATCCGACTCATTATCCCGCTCTCACGCGAGGTCAGTGAGGATGAGTATCCCGCATTGGGGCGCATGGTGGCTAAGGAAATCGGCATTGACCTGTTCGACGACACCACCTACGAACCGTCAAGGCTGATGTACTGGCCCTCAACCCCATCTGACGGAGAATTTGTATTCAGGGAAAAAGACGGCGAGCCGCTCGATCCGGACTTGTATCTCAGCAAATACGCGGACTGGCGGGATACCTCCATGTGGCCGACATCGAAACGGCAGTCGGAGGTGATCCGACGCAGCCTGAAACAGCAGAAAGACCCGCTTGCCAAAGAAGGCGTGGTCGGCGCTTTCTGTCGGGCGTACCCCATTGAGGGTGCAATCGAAGCGTTCCTCTCAAACATTTACGAGCCTTCGGCGATGGCAGGCCGCTATGATTACATCCCTGCCGACAGTTCGGCGGGCGTGGTTATCTACGGCGGCAAGTTCGCCTACTCCCACCACGCCACCGACCCGGTCTGCGGGAAGCTGCTCAATGCCTTTGACCTGGTACGGCTCCACAAGTTCGGTGACCTCGAAGAAAAGGCTTCTTTCAAAGCCATGTCCGATTTCGCTGTTAAAGATGAGCGGGTCAAAGTGCAGCTCGCCGAGGAACGCCGGGCGCAGGCGGAAACCGACTTTACCGATGAGGACAACTGGCAGAGCCAGCTTAAGTTGGACAAAACAGGCGCGGTTAAGGACACGCTCACCAACATATCCATCATCCTGCGTTTTGACCCAAATCTTAAGCCTATTGTGTGCAACCAGTTCAAGAACATGATCGATGTTATCGGAGAGCTACCGTGGCCGCAGGTAAAGCCTGGCTGGAGCGACACCGACCTTGCCTGCGCAAAGCTGTACTTCGAGCGCACTTACGGCATTTGGTCACCGACGAAGTTTAAAGACGCGCTGCTCGGCGTGGTTTCAGTAGAGCGGCTGTACCACCCGGTTAAGGATTACCTCGGCGGGCTTTCATGGGATGGTAAAGAGCGGCTGGATACGCTGCTCGTTGACTACCTGGGTGCGGACGACACGCCATATGTCCGGGCAGTGACGAGAAAAACGCTGGTGGCGGCGGTCGCCCGCATCTACCAGCCGGGCATTAAGTTCGACTCCATCCTCGTGCTGAACGGCGCGCAAGGTATCGGTAAATCCATGCTCTTTGCCCGCTTGGGCGGCCAGTGGTATTCCGATTCGCTCTCTATCTCCGACATGAGGGACAAGACCGCGCCGGAGAAGCTGCAGGGCTACTGGATACTGGAGCTCGGCGAACTGGCGGGCATCAAGAAAATGGATGTGGAGACGGTGAAATCCTTCATCACCCGCGTAGACGACAAATACCGCCAGCCCTACGGCGTGACCGTGGAAAGCCACCCGCGCTCATGTATCATCGTCGGCACCACTAACAGCGACGGCGGATTCTTAAGGGACATCACGGGCAACCGCCGCTTCTGGCCGGTGCGGGTTAGGGGTCAGGGCAAGTACCACGCATGGGAACTGACCGATGTTGACCAAATTTGGGCTGAGGCTATCGAACGCTGCAAAGATGGGGAAGAACTCTTTCTCAAAGGCAGCCTTGCGGAGGAAGCCGCCACCCAGCAGCGCGACGCCATGGAGGACGACGACCGGGAAGGCCTGGTGGCCGAATACCTCGATACCCTGTTGCCGGAAGGCTGGGACAAGATGGACTTGTACGCCCGCCGTAACTTCCTTGGCGGCGGTGAGTTCGGCGGTGAAACGAAAACAGGCACCACGCGCCGGAAACAGGTCTGCATTATGGAAATCTGGTGTGAGTGTTTTGGCAAGAACCGCGAGACCATCAAAAAGGGCGACTCCTACGAGATTGAGGGCATCTTGAACAAGATTGGCGGCTGGGCGAAATTCAACGGGAACAAGACGGGCAAAAAGAATCTGCCGCTCTACGGCCCCCAACGCATATTTATCCGTGCGGATGAGCGGGCGTAGGCACGTGCCCACTGTTCCTATTATGCCAAAGCTTCAAACCATCGGCAGGGTCGCAAGCCTTTCATCTACCGGCCTTCTTGCCTTGCCTGTTCCCATTGTTCCGATAAATCACCTATTAAAGTTGTAGTTATAAGTAATAAAGGGATAGTGGGCACGTGTAAGCGCGTATACGCGCGTAAGAGTTTAAAGCGCTTGGGCACAGACATCGGCACAAACAGGAGGATGGAATGCGAGAAAAACATATAGAGCAGAAACTGGTCTGGGCTGTCAAAAAGGCTGGCGGTCTCGCCGTGAAGTTCGTGTCGCCTGGATTTGATGGAATGCCGGATCGCCTTATACTTTTACCCGGCGGAAAAATAGCCTTCGTTGAGGTTAAGGCGCATGGAATGAACCCACGTCCTTTGCAGATACGGCGGCATGGGATGCTCAGGCAGTTAGGTTTCTTGGTGTATGTTTTGGACGATCCAGAGCAGATACAGCCAATGTTATCGAAGATTGTGGGAGGTGACGGATAATGCCAGCAAAAAACAGAGTGGTCGTTTCCTGTGATTGGTGTGGCGAGCCGTTTGAGAAGTGTCCTTCGGTCGTCAAAAGGCATAATTTCTGTTGCCGCCAGTGCTTGGCTAACTTCAGCAATAAGGCAAAGAACCCAAACGGATATAACAGGTTGAAGGATTACACAGGTCAGAGTTGCAACATGGCTGCGATAAACCGAAAAATGAACCCCTCCAGGATGACCGTGGAAGTGCGCACGAAGTTGAGGGACGCCCATATAAAGATGGAACACAACGGAAGGACGTATGCAAAGTATTACGGCCGGCTTCAGCATCGACTGATAGCGGAGCAAAAACTTGGGCGCAAACTCAGCAAGGACGAGGTCGTGCATCATATTGACGGTGATAGGCGCAACAACGACCCAGACAATCTTGTTGTCATGACAGCCGCAGAACATTTACAGTTCCATGTTCGATTGCATCGATTCTGGTACAAAGGTGGCGCGGAAAATGCTTGAGGATTTACACGAATACCAGAAACATTCGGTCAACTACATCATGGATCATCCCACTTCCGCGCTTTTTCTTAGTTGCGGTTTAGGCAAAACAGTCATCGCCCTCACCGCCATTAACGACCTTATGTTCGACAGCTTTCAAATCCATAAAGTGATTGTTGTATGTCCGTTACGGGTAGGTCTGAACATTTGGAAACAAGAGTGCGAAAATTGGGAGCATCTGCGAAACCTGAGATGCGCAATCGCCATCGGTACAGAAGCAGAGCGTATAGCCGCTTTGCGATCATCAGCAGACATCTACATTCTGAATCGAGAAAACGTAGAGTGGTTCGTTGAAAAGAGCGGGATGCTTTCAAAATTGAAGTTCGACATGCTGATCGTGGACGAGAGTAGTTCATTTAAAAATCATCGGACAAAGCGATTCAAAGCCCTTATGAAACTTCGCCCACAAGTGAAACGCGTGGTACTTCTGAGTGCGACCCCGGCGGCAAATAATCTCATCGACCTCTGGTCACAGTTTAGGCTCCTTGACATGGGACAGCGGCTTGGCAGGTTTATCGGGAATTACCGCTCCACATTCTTTGTCCCCGACAAGCGAAATGCCCAGGTGGTGTTTTCCTATAAGCCGAAGCCCGGTGCCGAGGATGCCATCTACCGCCTGATTTCCGACATCACGATCTCCATGAAGGGCAGCGACTATCTGAAGCTGCCGGAACTGGTGATGAACGAAGTACCCGTCAAGATGTCGCCCATTGAGGAACAGCACTACCAGACCATGAAGGACGAGATGGTGCTGTCCTTGAAGGGCAAGGAGATCGATGCCGCCAACGCCGCCGCTTTAAGCGGGAAACTCCTGCAGATGGCAAACGGCGCGGTCTATGACGAAAACCACGGAGTCGCCCCCCTGCATGACCGCAAACTGGACGCGCTGGAAGATCTGATCGAAGCCGCCAACGGCAAGCCTGTTCTCGTGGCTTACTGGTTCAGGCACGACCTTGAGCGGATACTCAAGCGCTTCCCCGCAGAGCGGCTGGACAGCGCGGACTCCATCAAACGGTGGAATGATGGAGAAATCCCCCTCGGCGTTATCCACCCGGCTTCAGCCGGCCACGGGCTCAACCTGCAGGCGGGCGGTTCCACCCTGGTATGGTTCGGACTGACCTGGAGCCTTGAACTCTACCAGCAAACCAACGCCCGGCTCTGGCGGCAGGGACAGAAAGATACAGTAGTTATCCACCACATCATTACCAAAGGCACGATCGACGAGCAAGTCATGGCTGCCCTCAAGCGGAAGGACAAAACCCAAGCCGCCCTGATTGAGGCGGTCAAGGCAAATTTGTAAACCTACGGAGGAAATCAACGACAACGAAAGCCAAAAGCTGCCAATCCGAGTGGAACAAAAACATTAACCGGAGGTAGCCTTATGAACAACAAAACAACAGAGCACATCAGATGCGCGGATTGCGAGTTCGCGCGTCCCGACAAATCGGCAAGCAGCCGAACATGGACGGCTTTCGAGTGCGGCAACGATGAAAGCGAGTATCACAGGTGCCTGCTTAACTTCACGCCGAATGGCGACAAGCAGCCGCGGATAACCTGGACAGGATGTGAGCTCGGGGAAAGGAGGCAGAGTTTGTGACGGTTAAGGAATACCTGGCCCAAACCTGGCGGATAAACCGCCTTATTGACGCAAAATTGGAGCAGGTGAGGGCACTTCGGGAGCTCGCCACCAAAGCCACATCCACCCTCTCGCCGACACCGCCGAGCGAGACGCGCAATGTCCACCGCATGGAGGACATCATCGCCAAAATGCTGGATTTGGAGAATGAAATCAATTCCGACATTGACAGGCTCGTCGACTTGAAGCGGGATATTGCGAATGTTATCCGCTCTTTGAATAGCCCGGATTATAGGGCGCTCCTGGAACTGCGATATCTCTGCTTCAAAACCTGGGATGAAATTGCAGAGGATTTTCATTACAGTGTACGTCACGTTCACAGAATACATGGCGAAGCATTAGCCGCCTGCTCTGAGCGGGTAAAAGATGTCACTAAACTCTGTTGAATGTCACACTAAAAGTTTGATAACATTACAATAGCAAAATATCAGAGAGGGCGCTCATCATACGGCGGGCGTCCTTTTACTTTGCCCAGAACGAGGTAAATCAATGCCATACAAACCCAAGCGGCCGTGTTCCCACCCAGGCTGTCCCGGGCTGACGGGCGGCAGGTTCTGCGAGGAACACACCAAGGAAGAAGCAAGACGATACGAACGCTACCAGCGCGACCCGGCCACCCGCAAGCGCTATGGCAGGCATTGGCAAAGGATACGCGACAGGTATATGTCGGAGCAACCACTCTGCGAGCAGTGCCAGAAGGATGGAAAGCTAACGCGCGCGGAGGAAGTGCACCACATTATTCCTCTGGCTAAAGGCGGCACAAACGTTGCGGAGAATCTGATGAGCCTTTGCACCGGCTGCCACTCAATGATAACTGCTAAGGAAGGCGGCCGCTGGCAGCGCCGGTAGGGGCGGTCATATCCCTGTATTCCAATAGGAATGGAACGGGCGGCGGGTCACGCGCGAAAAAATCACAGTTCAAACAGGGGATTAAGCCCCGCTGCGGCAAGGAGGTGAGGGCGTGTGGCAAAAGACGGAACAAACAGGGGCGGCAGGCGTGTCCGCGCCGGCGACAAACCGCAGCCCCTGGCGGATAAAATCACGGCGGGAAAGGCCGCCCGGATTCTGGAAGCCCCGGAGCTGCATCCTGAGTCGATGCTCGAAGCGGGCAAACTTGACGGCGCGGCGGATTTGTACGGCGTAGATATGCCCACGCCAAGCGATTACCTCAGCGCAAGGCAAAGAGACGGGAAGCCGCTGGGCGCGGACGCGCTGTTCATCGAAACCTGGAAATGGCTCAAAGAACGCGGGTGTGAGAAATTCGTCAACCCGCGGCTGATTGAAGCGTACGCGCAGGCGTTCACGCGCTACATTCAGTGCGAGGAAGCAATCAGCACCTACGGCCTTTTAGGCAAGCACCCGACTACCGGCGGCGCCATAGCCAGCCCGTTTGTCCAGATGAGCCAGTCATTCCAGAAACAGGCGAATCTCCTCTGGTATGAGATTTTTGACATAGTCAAGCAGAACTGCACCACGGCTTTTGTCGGCAACCCGCAGGACGACGTGATGGAGAGGCTGCTCTCCACGAGAAAGGGTGGTTGACTTGAACATACAGAAAATTAAAGCCGGGCTCTTAAATCCCGCCGCCTACAACCCACGTAAAGACCTGAAGCCCGGCGACGCTGCATACGAGAAGCTGAAACGCTCCATCGAAGAATTCGGCTATGTGGAGCCGGTGGTTTGGAATCGCCAGACCGGCAACGTGGTGGGCGGCCACCAGCGTTTAAAGGTGCTGCTCGCTTTGGGTCACGCCGAGATCGACTGTGTGGTGGTCGAGCTTGATGCGCAGCGGGAAAAGGCGCTCAATATCGCCCTTAACAAGATTCAGGGCGAATGGGATGAGAATAAGCTGGCAGAAGTGATGGCAGAGCTTGACGCGGGCGCGTTCGACGTGTCCCTCACCGGTTTTGACGTTGCTGAGGTAGATGAACTGCTCAATAAATTCTACTCCAAGGAAGCGGTGCAGGACGACTTCGATCCGGACAAGGAAAAAGAGCGCATCGAAGCAAAAGGCGCCATTACCCAGCCGGGAGACATTTGGCTGCTGGGTCAGCACCGCCTGATGTGCGGAAATTCCACCAGCGAGACTGATTTCGCAAAGCTCATGGACGGCGGCCACGCGCAGGTAGCCGTTACCTCGCCGCCCTACGGCGTAGGTAAGGAATATGAAAAGGCTGGCATCGAGCCCTGGTTTCAAACCATCAGGCCGGTGATCAAAAACCTGTGCAAATACGCGGACATCGTCTGCTGGAACCTGGGCGACCTTTACGCCACCGGCTCCCAGTTCATCGAGCCGACCAGCGTCTACAGCGTAAATATGTTTGCCGACAACGGCTACCGCCCCATCTGGATCCGCATCTGGAAAAAGCAAGGGATGAATTTCGGCGTTGGCCCCTACCACCTGGTATCCAACAAGCCGGTGCAGCAGTATGAATACGTTTCGGCCTTCAGCAAGAACGGCGAGATCGAGGAATACAACGATCAGGAATATGCCTGGCTTTCGGCCTTCGCCGGCCACAGCTACCGGTTTGTCAAACGGCTTACCAAGGAAGAGCGCAAAAAATGGGGTTACGCTGGCATCTGGGAAATGACGACGGTGCGCGCCAACAAAGAGCATCCCGCCATGTTCCCCGTGGAGCTGCCGTGGCGCTGTTTGAAAATGCACAGCGACAGGGGCGGCATCGCACTGGAGCCCTTCTCCGGCAGCGGCACCACCATCATCGCGGCGGAACAGCTAGAGCGCCGCTGTTACGCTGTGGAGCTTTCCCCCGTTTACTGCGACTTGGCGGTTAAGCGCTGGGAATCTTTCACCGGCGAAAAAGCGGTCAAACTGGAGGGATAAAATATGGAGATACAGAAAATTCCCGTCTCAAAAATCAAGGCGGCAAAATACAACCCCCGCAAAGATCTAAAGCCAGGCGACCCGGAATACGAGAAGCTGAAACGCTCCATGGAGGAGTTCGGCTATGTGGAACCCCTTGTTTGGAACAAGACCACCGGCAACGTGGTAGGCGGCCACCAGCGGCTGAAAATACTGCTGGCGGACGGCGCTACTGAAATTGACTGCGTGGTCGTGGAACTGGACGCAGAAAAAGAAAAGGCGCTCAACATCGCTCTTAACAAGATTCAGGGCGAATGGGATGAGAATAAGCTGGCCCTCCTTATCGCCGACCTACAGGGCGCCGACTTTGATGTTACCCTCACTGGCTTTGACGATGCGGAACTGAACAAATTAATGGGGGGCGTCGGGGATGTCAAAGACGACAACTTCGACCTTTCGGCGGCTCTGGAAGAAGCGGCGTTTGCCCGGCGCGGCGATGTTTGGACGCTCGGCCGGCACCGGCTCGTTTGCGGAGACGCGACCGAAGCCGCAGACGTTGCCCTGCTTATGGACGGTTGCAAGGCAAACCTTGTGCTGACCGATCCCCCATATGCGGTTTCGTACAAAAGCGCCAGCGGGCTGTCCATTAAAAACGACAGCCTGAAAAAGGATGAGTTCTATAAATTCCTCCTGGACGCATTCCGGAATATGGCTGAAAACCTTGAAAGCGGCGGCTCGGCATATGTGTTCCACGCGGACACCGAGGGGCTTAATTTCCGCAGAGCTTTTGTTGACGCGGGCTTTCATCTGTCCGGGGTGTGTATCTGGGCAAAGGACACCTTCGTCATGGGCCGCTCGCCCTACCAGTGGCAGCACGAGCCGATCCTCTTTGGCTGGCTGAAAAATGGAAAGCACAAGTGGTACGCGGGACGTGCAGAAAAGACTGTTTGGAATTTCGCTAAACCGAAGAAAAACAAAGATCATCCTACCGCAAAGCCCCTGGAGCTGCTGGCCTACCCAATCCAAAATTCCAGCCAGCCTAACGGGGTTGTGCTTGATTTATTCGGAGGTTCAGGTTCGACACTCATCACGTGCGAGCAGGCTGACCGGATTTGTTACATGATGGAGCTTGATGAGAAATACGCTTCGGTTATTCTTCGCCGCTATGTCGAATTCAAAGGCGGCACAGATGGGGTTTCGGTGATTCGAACCGGCGTGACTATCTCGTATGAAGACGTGGCAAAAGATGTGAAGCGGCGCTCAATTTTCGGATAAAAAACTTGCTATTTCACAGATTCAGAGTGATATATGTAAGCACCAAAGAAGTAAAGGAGGCTTACGAAAATGGAAGTAAAATACAACGTCACGGGCGAGCGCCGCAAGGAACTGGTCAAGTCAGTGGGTGAAATCATTGGATGGGAGCCTGTCTATAAGGGTGCTCCGACATTCTCCTACGCTGTAGGCGATTTCGTAATCGACAAAGAGGGTACGATCTCTTTCGGGCACATGACGGACAGTGAACTGGTCAAAAGGCTTCTGGACAGGCTTTCCGAACTGGGCTTCGAGTGCGAAACCACCGACAGCCTGACCATTGAGATGCCGCTCGCGGGCTTTACCGACGCGGCGCTTGAAAACCTCGACCGGCTAATCGCCAGCAAGGCGGCGCTCATTAAAAAGGCCATCGGCGTGGACGCGCTCCCCGTCGAACGCACGGAGACAACGCTGAAGTTCCCTTGGTTTTCCTTCAGCGCATCGGGAGACGAGGTTGCCGCCTACTCCCGCTTCATCGGCGCGCTCTGCGCGGCGGCCAAGGATCAGAAGCGCGTGACAGCCAAAGATAAGCCTGTACAGAACGAGAAGTACGCTTTCCGGGTGTTCCTCATCCGGCTGGGCTTCGTGGGCGACGAGTACAAGGCGGCGAGGAAAATCCTGCTGAAGAACCTCTCCGGCAACAGCGCCTTTAAGAGCGGTGTACCACCACAAACAGGGCCAAGCTCATCCCCTGAAAACGAGGTGACCGCCGGTGAATAAGTTCCCTTCGAAAGAGGCCGTGGAGCGGCTCCGCAAGCGGTATCCCCGTGGAACCCGCGTGGAACTGGTCAAGATGAACGACCCTTACTCCAAGCTGAAGCCCGGAGACAAGGGAACCGTGGACTTCATCGACGACACCGGAACCCTGTTTTGCGTTTGGGACTGCGGCTCCACCCTCGGCGTGGTGTACGGCGAGGACGCGGTGAAAAAGCTGTGAAATATACACAGGCTTTGGACTCAAAAAACCTGGTATTTATGTGGTTTATTCGCAGAAATAGCTTGCTATTACAGCCCTTCAGAGTGATATATATACATGCCGCAAGGCACACAGCAACCACTTTGAAGGAGGATAAACCACAATGTTTTCAACCAAATTCGGGATTGAGATTGAGTTCACGGGCATCACCAGGAGCGAAGCGGCGAAAGTCGCGGCGGAGTACCTCGGCGGCACGGTAACAAGCGCGAGCGACTACTACGACACCAAGAAAGTCACCTCGCCGGACGGCAGGGTCTGGAAATTCATGAGCGACGGCAGCATCTCCTGCCAAACGAAACAAGGCCGGCAAAAGGTTTCCGCCAACCGCGAATACAGCGTGGAGCTGGTCAGCCCCATCCTGACCTACCGCGAGGACATCGCCACCTTACAGGGACTGGTGCGCAAGCTTCGCAAAGCCGGGGCCTTCGCCAACGCCTCCTGCGGCATCCACGTACACCTTGACGGAGCAAGCCACACACCGAGGAGCATCCGCAACTTCGTGAACATTATCGCCAGCAAGAACGACCTTTTCTACAAAGCCCTGCGGATTGCGCCGGAGCGGATGAGCTACTGCAAGAAGATGGACGGGCTTCTGGTGGATAAGATGAACCGCCGCAAACCCAAAACGATGCGGGAAATCGAGGAAATCTGGTACGAGGGTTACAGCGAAAGCCAGGACCGCCACTACCATTCAAGCAGGTACCATTTCCTCAACCTGCACAGTTTTTTCACCGGCAACCGCACGGTGGAGCTTAGGGGCTTCAACAGCGAACTCCACGCCGGGAAAATACGGTCATACATCGTCCTTGCCCTAGCGCTCAACCACCAGGCGCACACGCAAAAGTGCGCATCGGCCAAGAAGCCCCAAACTGAAAACGAAAAGTTCGCCATGCGCACGTATCTGAACCGCATCGGCTTTATCGGCGACGAGTTCGCCAACTGCCGCGAGCACCTGACCGCCCACCTGAACGGCTCGGCGGCATGGCGGTTTCGGGCAGCCTGAACCGCTCATGAGGCTGCGGATGACAAAGGAGGACACAGAAAATGAAGAACAAGTTGTATATCGCCTACGGCTCTAACCTGAACAGGGCTCAGATGGCGGACAGGTGCCCCGCGGCGAAGGTTCTGGGGGCAAGCGTAATGGATGGTTGGCGGCTTTTGTTCAGGGGCGCCCGCGAGGGCGCGGTGGCGACCGTAGAGCCTTATCCGGGCGGCAGCGTCCCCGTGCTGGTCTGGGAGATAACCCCGGCTGACGAAGCGGCGCTTGACCGCTACGAAGGCTGGCCATATTTCTACCGCAAGGAAACGGTCAGGGTAAAACTTGACGGCGAGGCCGTCAGCGCGATGGTTTACGTCATGAACGAGGGCAGGCCGCTCGGTCAGCCAAGCTGCTATTATTACAGCGCCATACTGGAGGGTTACAAGGACGCGGGCTTCGATGTGGAGATCCTGCGCCAGGCGACCATCGATTCTGCGGAAACGGAGGAAATTGACCGTGACTGAAAAGATAAAGGAGCAAATCCTCTCCATCCGGGCAAGCGGCGTCACCAACATGTTTGATCTGCCGCGCGTCCAGCACGAGGCCTATGTGCGCGGCTTCTACGAACTTGTGCTGTACCTGGAGGAACACAAGGCCGCATACAGCCGTTTCATCCTGACAGGAGAAGCAAAAGACAGTAAGTAAACCAGAAATCAAACGGTAAAAGCAAGGGGCTTCTACGGAGGCCCTTTTCTTTTGCCGTTATTCATCAGGGGGGGGCGGCGCTTTTGCGAAAACTGAAAAAATACAGGCCGACCGCCTTTATGTCTGATGGGTCGTACTACAACAAGGACGCCGCCGACTACGCAGAGGCGTTTATTGAGCAGCTTTGCCACACCAAAGGCACCTGGGCGGGGAAGCCTTTTAAACTCATCGACTGGCAGGAGCAGATTGTCCGGGACTTGTTCGGCATCCTAAAACCCAACGGCTACAGACAGTTCAACACAGCGTATGTGGAACTGCCAAAAAAGATGGGTAAGTCTGAGCTGGCCGCCGCTATCGCCCTACTGCTCACCTGCGGCGACGGCGAGGAACGCGCCGAGGTATACGGCTGCGCCGCCGACCGTCAGCAAGCTTCCATCGTGTTCGAGGTGGCCGCGGATATGGTCCGCATGTGCCCCGCGCTGTCCCGGCGGGTCAAGCTCCTTGCTTCCACCAAGCGGCTCATCTACCTGCCGACCAACAGTTTCTATCAGGTGCTTTCCGCGGAGGCTTACTCCAAACATGGATTCAACATCCACGGGGTGGTGTTTGACGAACTGCACACCCAGCCAAACCGCAAGTTGTTTGACGTGATGACTAAAGGCTCCGGCGACGCGAGGATGCAGCCGCTCTACTTCCTGATCACAACAGCGGGGTCGGACACCCAAAGCATCTGCTATGAGATACACCAGAAAGCGCTGGATATCCTCGAAGGCAGGAAGCGTGATCCTACCTTCTATCCCGTAATCTACGGGGCGAAAGAGGACGACGACTGGACGGATCCAAGGGTATGGAAGAAAGTGAACCCCTCCCTTGGCATCACAGTAAGCATTGAAAAGGTGAGAGCGGCGTGTGAGTCGGCGAAACAGAACCCCGCCGAGGAAAACAGCTTCCGGCAGTTAAGGCTGAACCAGTGGGTCAAGCAGGCTGTCCGCTGGATGCCGATGGCAAAATGGGACGCCTGCGCGTTCCCGGTCGACTTCGATGCTTTGCGCGGCCGGGCCTGTTACGGCGGGCTGGACTTATCGAGTACCACCGACATCACCGCCTTCGTGCTGGTTTTCCCGCCGGAAGATGAAAACGACAAATACGTTGTCCTCCCGTTCTTCTGGATGCCGGAGGACAACATCGGCCTGCGCGTCCGGCGCGACCATGTGCAGTACGATCTCTGGGAGAAGCAGGGACATCTGCTAACCACCGAAGGGAACGTGGTGCATTACGGCTACATCGAGCGGTTCATCGAGGAGCTTAGCAAAAAATACAACATCCGCGAGATCGCCTTTGACCGCTGGGGCGCGGTGCAGATGGTGCAGAACCTTGAGGGCCTGGGCTTCACGGTGGTCCCCTTCGGCCAGGGCTTTAAAGATATGTCTCCGCCCACCAAGGAACTGATGAAGTTAACCCTGGAGGAAAGAATCGCCCACGGCGGCCACCCGGTACTGCGCTGGATGATGGACAACATCTTTATCCGGACCGATCCTGCCGGGAATATCAAGCCGGACAAGGAGAAGTCCACCGAAAGGATCGACGGGGCAGTCGCCACCATCATGGCGCTGGATAGAGCCATCCGCCATAAAGGTGACGGCGGTTCAGTTTACGACAAAAGGGGGTTACTTTTCCTGTGAACATTTTCAGCAGGTTCTTTAAAGCCAGAGATAAGCCGGCAAACAACTTAAGCGGAGCTAACTTCGCCTTTTTGTTCGGCGGCACGACCAGCGGAAAAGCCGTGACGGAACGCTCCGCCATGCAGATGACAGCCGTCTATGCCTGTGTGAGGATCTTGTCCGAAGCCGTAGCAGGACTGCCGCTTAATCTCTACCGGCGTACCGAAAGCGGCGGGAAAGAAAAGGCCGCAGATCACCCCCTATATTTTCTCTTGCACGACGAACCCAATCCGGAGATGACTTCGTTTGCGTTCCGCGAAACGCTGATGAGTCATCTTTTGTTATGGGGGAACGCCTATGCCCAGATCATCCGAAACGGCCGCGGAGAGGTAATGGCGCTCTATCCCCTGATGCCTAACCGCATGACGGTAGACCGGGACACAAGCGGCAGACTGTATTACATCTACTCAAGGACAGCGGAGGACGCGCCCACTTTGAGCAATAAAACCAGCCAAGTCGTTCTAACCCCGGCTGATGTGCTGCATATCACCGGCCTGGGCTTTGACGGGCTGGTTGGTTATTCCCCCATCGCGATGGCCAAAAACGCCATCGGCATGGCGATGGCCTGCGAGGAGTACGGCGCGAAGTTTTTCGCCAACGGTGCCGCTCCGGGCGGCGTTTTGGAGCATCCGGGCGTGGTCAAGGACCCGGCAAAGGTCAGGGACAGCTGGAACGCGGTCTATCAGGGGAGCGCCAATTCCCATCGGGTGGCTGTCCTGGAAGAGGGCATGAAGTACCAGCCCATCGGCATTTCGCCGGAGCAGGCGCAGTTTTTGGAAACAAGGAAGTTTCAGCTAAACGAGATCGCCCGCATCTTCCGGGTCCCACCCCATATGGTGGGCGACCTGGAAAAGAGCAGTTTCTCAAACATTGAGCAGCAGTCCCTGGAGTTTGTGAAGTACACCCTGGACCCGTGGCTGGTGCGCTGGGAGCAGGCCATGCAGCGGCTGCTGTTTACGGCTGAGGAGAAAAGGCGGCACTTCATTAAATTCAATGTGGACGGGCTGCTGCGCGGCGACTATGTAAGCCGTATGAACGGTTACGCCACCGGCCGCCAGAACGGCTGGCTTTCGGCCAACGACATCAGGGAACTGGAGGACCTGGACCGCATCCCCGCTGAACTTGGCGGCGATCTGTATCTCATTAACGGCAACATGACCAAGCTTGCCGACGCGGGCGCCTTTGCCAATATCACGGCAGAAAAGGAGGAAACCGGCGTTGATAGTAACGGAAACAACCCAAAATCAAAAGAACGAGCAAAACCCACTCCGAAGTCCGAAGCCAAAAGCAAAACGGTTTTGGAACTGGATTAAAAATGAAGGCGAAACCCGGACCTTATATCTTAATGGCGTCATTGCCGAGGAGAGCTGGTTTGACGATGAAGTCACACCGGCTCTCTTTAAATCCGAGCTTTATGCGGGGCAAGGCGACATTATCGTCTGGATCAATTCTCCCGGCGGCGACTGCATAGCAGCCGCCCAAATCTATAACATGCTGATGGACTATAAGGGGAAGGTCACGGTAAAGATCGACGGCATTGCGGCCAGCGCCGCTTCCGTTGTGGCCATGGCCGGGACGACGGTGCTCATGTCACCTACGTCGCTGATGATGGTACACAACCCCCTGACAATAGCTATCGGCGACAGCGAGGAAATGAAGAAAGCCATGCGGATGCTGGACGAGGTCAAGGAAAGCATCATTAACGCCTACGAGATCAAGACGGGCATGAGCCGAATTAAGCTATCCCACCTCATGGACGCTGAAACCTGGCTAAACGCCAATAAGGCGGTGGAGTACGGCTTTGCGGATGACATTCTCTTTAAAGACAGCATCCCTGTCCCTGATACGTTTTCACAGGATAGCTTCATTTTCAGCAGACGAGCAGTCACCAACGCGCTTTTAACAAAAATCAACCGGAGCAATCCGCCTGAAAAAGTAGGCAAACCCATTGCCGATCTCGACAAGAGACTGGAACTATTAAAACTTTAGGAGGCAAGAAGCTATGAACAAGATTTTAGATCTGCGCGAAAAGCGCGCCAAGGCCTGGGAGGCCGCCAAAGCATTTCTTGACACCAAACGGGGCAATGACGGGCTTTTATCGGCAGAGGACGTGGCCACCTACGAAAAGATGGAAAGCGATGTCGTCAATCTGGGTAAAGAGATCGATAGGCTGGAAAGACGGCAGGCGATTGAGAATGAGCTTTCAAAACCGGTAAATACCCCGCTTACTGACAAACCGGCAGCCCCTTCCCCGGAAGTAAAAACAGGCAGAGCCAGCGACGAGTACAAGCGCGCTTTCTGGAACGCCATGCGCAACAAAATCAGCTATGAAGTCCGGAATGCGCTGGAAGTGGGGAGCGATACGGAAGGCGGCTACCTCGTGCCGGACGAGTTTGAGCGGACCCTGATCAAGGGGCTTGAGGAACAAAACATCTTCCGCCAGATCGCCAGGGTGATCCAAACATCCAGCGGGGATCGGAAAATCCCCGTCGTATCTTCCCACGGAAGCGCTGTCTGGATTGACGAAGGCGGACCCTATATTGAGAGCGACGAGGAATTCGGTCAGGTCACCCTCTCGGCATTTAAACTGGGCACACTGATGAAAGTAACGGAAGAACTCTTGAATGACAGCGTGTTTAACCTTGAGCGCTACATCGCTAACGAGTTTGCCCGCAGAATCGGCGCCGCCGAGGAAGAAGCCTTCCTGACCGGCAGCGGGTCGGGCAGGCCGACAGGCGTCTTTGCCGCTGTCGGTGGCGCTTCCATAGGCGTAACGGCTGCCAGCGCCACGGCCATTACCCTGGACGAGGTGATGGACTTGTTCTATTCGCTGAAGGCTCCGTACAGGAGGAACGCCGTTTTTGTGATGAACGACGCCACAGTGAAGGTGATCCGCAAACTGAAGGACGGCAACGGCCAGTATCTATGGCAGCCTTCCATTACCGCGGAAACCCCGGACACATTGCTCAACCGCCCGGTCTATACGTCTGCCTACGCGCCCATTTTAGCGGCAGCGGCCAAGACCGTCGCCTTCGGCGATTTCAGCTACTACTGGATCGCGGATCGGCAGGTCAGGTCCTTTAAGCGGCTCAATGAACTCTATGCCGCTAATGGCTATGTGGGGTTTATGGCTAACCAACGAGTTGATGGAAAGCTGATCCTTGCTGAGGCCATCAAGGTGCTTCAGCAGAAAGCAGCGTAAAAGAAAGGCGGTGGCGTATGGTCATTACGCTTGAGGAAGCAAAACAATATCTGAAAGTAGACGTTGATGAGGAAAACGCGCTCATCGTAAGCTTCATAGCTGCTGCGGAGGATATCGTCGAGGGTATCCTCCGCCAACCACTATCCGACTTTGCGGAAGTACCGGAGGTTGTCCGGCAAGCGATATTTTTTGCCACCGCCCAGTTTTACGAGCTGCGTGAAGCTCTTTTGACTCCGGTGCTTGTGGAAACCATAAAGAGGCTGCTCTTTGCTTACCGGAAAGAAAGCTGGTGAGACGCGTGAAAATAGGCAAGTTGAGGCATCGGATCACGCTGCAAGCCCCGGCTTTGACCCAAGACAGTTTAGGCGTAGTGAGCGAAACATGGAGCGATACTGCTACAGTCTACGCTCAAATCGAGGCTATTTCCGGCAGGGAATTTTTCGATGCCGCTCGGGTCAGCGCCGAGGTAACACACCGCATCCGCATTCGCCACCGCCCGGGCATTGTCCCCGCTATGCGCGTGTTGGAAGGTGCCAGAACGTTTGATATCCGGGCGGCGCTTGATGTGGACGGCAGAAAGCGGGAGTTAACGTTGATGTGTGTAGAACGCGTGTAGAGGGCGAGGTGAAGTCAATTGATAATTAAGATCGACCAGTTGAGCAAAGAGATCATGGATCGATTAACCACATACACCGCCGACATCGTGGAGGGTATGAACGCTGTTGGGGAACGCGCCACGCGTGAAGGCGTAGCCGAGCTTTCGGCCACAAGCCCAAAGCGCACGGGTAAATATCGGCGCGGCTGGAGCGTCAAGGCGGAAAAGTCTTACAGAGGCCCGATGCGTTTTATCGTGCACAACAAGGCGCGTCCCCGGCTCACCCACCTGTTGGAGCACGGTCACGCCACCAGGGACGGCGGCAGGACACGGGCACAGCCGCACATTGACCCTGTTGGAGATAAGGTAGCGGCCGATTACCTTGCGGCGGTAGAGGACGTGATCAGACGTGGCAGCTAGACTATACGAAATCCTGCGTGCCACCGGCTTGCCGGTGGCGTATTCACAATTCGGGGCAACCCCTCCTGAGTTGCCCTATCTCGTCTATTTTGCTGAAGGCAGCGACAACTTCGCGGCGGACAATGCTGTCTACCACCCCCGCACGAATTACCAGGTGGAGCTGTACTCTCTGCGCAAAGATACCACAGGTGAGGCCCTGGTTGAAGCGGCATTGACCGCGAATGAAATATTCTACGACAAGCGCGAGACGTGGATACCAAGCGAAAAGCTCTATCAAGTTGTTTATGAAATACAAATCTAGGGAGGTGCCCCATGTCTAACAACAAAGTGAAGTATGGCTTGAAAAATGTGCATTATGCAGTGGCTACCGAAAACGGCGGGACGCTCACCTATGCCGCGCCTGTACCCGTACCTGGCGGTGTTAGTATCACGCTTGAACCCAAGGGGGAAAAAGCGGAATTTTACGCGGACGATGGGCTGTATCATAGTGTCGAGTCCAACCAAGGCTATGAAGGCTCTCTGGAAATGGCGCTGATGCCGGACGCATTCCGCATCGCCGTGCTCGGCGACAAGCTCGACGGAAATGGCGCTCTGTTTGAGGACGTTAACGCCCGCCCCAAACCAATCGCGCTCTTGTTTGAGTTTAACGGAGACGTTAACGCAACGCGGCACGCACTGTACTATGTGCACGTGAGCAGGCCCGCGCTTGCGGGGAAAACGACCGCTGCCGCCGTAGAAGTGGGGACCGAGACGCTGAACATGGTTGCCAGCCCTGCGCCGGGCACAGGATTTGTCAAAACTAAGCTGGAAGCCGGTAAAACAGGCTACGACACCTTCTTCGCGGGTGTTTACACCTTCGTACCGCTGACACCTTAGGAGTGTTCTGAATGGAGAAAACAATCATAATTGACGGGCGCGCGGTGCGTTTCAAGAGTACCGCCGCGTTTCTGCTGCGCTATAAGGCGCAGTTCCAGCGCGATGCGTTAAAAGATTTACTCAAGTTAGAGAAAGCGATCAATGCCACCACCGGTGAGCTGGAAAACTACGACGTGCTAGACCTCGAATTGTTCTACAACTTGGTTTGGGTGATGGCTAAAACTGCGGACCCATCCATCCCGGAGCCTGAAACCTGGCTCGATCAGTTTAGCGAGTTTCCGCTTGACGACATCCTGCGCGAGACCGTTGACCTCCTCGCCGCCAGTCTCATGGGCACAAAAAAAAAGTAGCAGCAGAGAGCGGCCACTCCTTGGCCGCTCCTGCGCTGACTACTGAAACCGTCATGCTGAGGTCGCTTGAGCGAGGGCTGACCCTGCGGGACTTTGAAATGCTCACGGTGGGGATGATTATTGACTACATTGTCGCTTATAACGATGCGAACATGCCGGACTCCGGGCAAGCGGAGCCGGTGAAGGCGCGGCCGGCAAGCCAGCAGGACTATGATCGGTTTTAGGAGCACGGCAAACACAAGAGCTTCAAGGGAGGGGGTGAATCTGTGGCAAGCAAGCGAATACGTGGAATTACCATAGAAATCGGAGGGGACACGACTAAGCTTGGCGAGGCCCTGCGCGGCGTAGAGAAAGAGGCCAAGGACATTGCTTCAGAATTAAAGTCTGTTGAACGGCTCCTAAAACTTGACCCCCGCAACATTGAACTCTTGACCCAAAGAAAGAAACTGCTGGCCGATGCGGTTAAAACTTCTGCCGAACGCTTGAACACCCTTCGGGAGGCGCAGCGGCAGGCCGAGCAGGCCTTTAAAGAAGGCAAGATTGGCGAAGACCAATACAGGGCCATAACACGGGAAGTCATAGCGGCAGAAGCCGAACTCAAAGGGCTGGAGAGGCAGCTGATAGAGGTTAACAACCGCTTTAAGCAAGCGGGAGAAGGCATCAGTAAATTCGGGGCGGGTACGGAGGCCCTGGGCAAAAAACTCGCACCGGTCAGCGCCGCCGCCGCTGCTGCCCTGACGGGCATCGTTGGGTTAACCGTAAAAGCGGGGATGGCCGCGGATGAATTAAACACCCTGGCCAAACAAACGGGGTTGTCGACGGAAACCCTCCAAAAATTCCAATACGCCACTGATCTTATCGATGTGCCGCTGGAAACACTCACAGGCAGCTTGACTAAATTAACGCGCACCATGGGCGCAGCACAAGATGGGAACAAGCAAGCTGTAGCCACGTTCGAGCAGTTGGGCGTGGCTATCACAGATGAGACGGGCAAGCTGCGCGACAACGAAGCGGTATTCCAGGACGTGATTGCCGCTCTCGGAGGCATGGAGAACGAAACAGAACGAAACATCATGGCCATGGCCCTGATGGGCAAATCCGCCCAAGACCTCAACCCGCTGATCCTCGGCGGTGCTGATGCGCTTAAAAAGCTTGGTGACGAGGCGGCTGCAGCGGGGTTAATTCTCAGCCAAGAGACGCTGGACGGTTTAAACGAATTTAACGACGTGTTAGACACAACCAAGGCGCAGGTGTCCATGACCGGGGCGTTAATCGGAGCGGAGTTCGGCAAGGTGTTATTGCCCATCATCCAAGACCTGGCCAAAAGCGTGCAAAACCTTTCTGCTTGGTTTCGCGGGTTAGACGAGGATACCGCCAGGATAATTATAACGGTCCTGGCAGTGGTAGCGGCCCTTGCACCGCTTTTAATTATCATAGGCAAGGTGATCGGCGCAATCGGCGCCATAACCACCGCAATCGGGGCCCTGACAACGGCGGCGGCCCTTGCGAAAGTGTCTGTCGGTGCATTCATCGCCATAAAGGTCCTTCTTTTAGCAAAGGTCATAGTAATCATAGCCATCATCGCGGTGTTGGTAGCGGGCATTGTGTGGCTGATCCGTAACTTTGACGACATAAAGGCGGCTGTCGCGGGGTTCGTCGCTGACGCGGGGGCACGGTTTGCGGCGTTTGGACAAAGCGTCAGAGCGATATTTACCGGCATCGCCGAGGGAATCAGGGAACGCCTTGCCTGGGCCAGAGACCGGGCAGCCGAAATTATTCAAGCGATACGAGACAACACCATAGGCCGGTTTGAAAACATGGTGACCCGTGCACGGGAAGTGCTGGACGGTATTGTAGAGGCCATAGCAGGCCCGATTCGGCGTGCCCGTGAGACTGTCAGTGGTATAGTGGACGGTATCCGTGACCGACTCAACCGATTGAACCCCTTCGCCCGGTTCAGCCCTTCGCTGGTGGAACAGATCCGGGCCGGTGTGCGGGCCATCCAGCAGGAATACAGCAAGCTAGAAGATTTGCAGATACGTATGCCGGTGGTTGGTGCTGGGCTAATTCCACAACCGGCGGCTTTGGCCGGCGCAGGAGCGCCGATCGGAGTTGCAGCAGGTGCCGGACCGACGATCTACAATGGCCCGCTGGTGGTGATCCAGAATATGGCCGTGCGGTCGGATGCAGATATAGAAGCTATCAGCCGTCAGCTACACCGCCACATCCAGGCCAGCACCAGGGCGCGGGGAGGCAGGTAACTATGGGCGACTTTTCTTTTGCCGGGGAACATTCTACTATCTACCATGTCAAACTGCTTAAGTCACCTGTTTCTGTTTTACCCGGGACCCGCGACAAGGTAATTACCATGCCCGGCCGCCACGGAGCGCTCAGGATGCTGCCGGACCTGGGAGAGCGTACTCTGCAGTTGGAGTGCTGGCTCGAAGCTGTGGGCATGGCGCAGCTGCACGAGCGGCTGGAACGTGTGCGCGCCTGGCTGAACCCGTTGCGGGGGGCGCAGCAGCTTATCTTTGATGACACGCCAGACAGGTATTATCTGGCTGCTTATGCCGGCGGGGGGTTGGACGCCGAAATAACCGCCAGGCAGGGCAGGTTTGCCGTTAGTTTTGTGTGCGCTGACCCGTTCGCCTATGCCGTCGGCCCGGACGTGGTGATCATAACCAGCTCACCTTATCAGCATAACCAGCGCGGCACCGCCCCGGCAGACCCGCTCCTTAGGCTGCAGGGAGTGTCGCTTGGCGGTACGCAGAGCCTGACTATTCAGATTGGCGCGCAGACAGTAACATATCGCGGCGCTCTAGCCTCAGGCGATTGGCTGGAGATAGACTGCGCGGCCAAGACTGCTGTACGGGTAGTGGGCCAAACGCGAACCCGTGTCCTGCACCTGCTGGAAAAGCCGGTCTTTCCGCAGCTTGCGCCGGGAGCGAACACGATCATGGTGACTGCGGCTGGCGGAGCGACCTGGTCGTGGTTGGAAGTGCACGCCAGGAACAGATGGTTATAAGGAAAATATTAAGAAGAGTGGAGGTGATGCACAATGCCAAACATGACAGAGGACTATCGGAATGCGATAGCAAACCACGGCGGGAGTCTTATTACGCATATCGGTTTGGTAGACAACACCGGCACGGAATTAACTGGCGGCAACCCCGCCTACGCACGACAAGCCGTAACATGGACGGCCGCTTCAGGCGGCACGATTAGACCTACTGCTGACCTGACGTTCAACGTCCCCGCAGGCGCGAATGTATCAGGCTGGCGCGGCTTCTCGGCACTAACTGCCGGTATAAACTACGGCGGCAAAGCTCTGACTCGTGAGGATTTTGCGGCGCAGGGGCAGTATAGGCTGTTAGCGGCAGGCACCGGGATTTTGCACAGTAACCCTATATAAAATGGAGATGATGTTTGGATGGAAATTGACCATATAACGATAAATTGTGTTATTGAAGTGCTCCTGGGAAATCGTTTAGGGAGTGATATAGATGCCAGCATTAACTGATTTAAGCGACATCATTAACCGCATAACCAGCGGCAATGACGGTACGCCGGAACACCTGTTTTTTTGGAAAGATGCCAGAGTAGGTGCCGCTGCTGCGCCAGCAATAGTCGCGGGCAGAATGGCCAGCCTTTGGCAGTACAATGGTGTTCCTGCCGGTGGTGCTGTACCAGGTGCTGCTAGTGTGCCGACAAACGCCACAGTAGGAGCGCTCATGCAGGCCAACCCTGGTGGCGCAAGGGAGAAATGGCTACTTGGGATGGTAGCATCATCACTTAATGTTGGCACGTTAATTTTATATGACCGCCTCCTGCATCATGGCGGTTTAGATGGTACTGTTACAGCTGACCAAACGGTAGGGGCAGAGGGGATGCTTACTCGTAATGCAGGCGGCTTTGGCAACCAGATCTGGTTAGAAATTTATACAGCGATTGGGACTACACCGACAACGATAACTGCCCGCTACACAAATGAGTTGGGCGTAGCCGGACAGACATCTATTGCAACTGTTATCGGCGGCACAAATTTCCGGGAGGCTACAAGGATTATTCCTCTCCCGCTTGCTGATGGCGACAGAGGTGTACGAGGAGTATGGCGCGTAAGATTAGCGGGTACAACCGGCGCAGCAGGTAACTTTGGGGTGACTATTGCGCGTCCATTGGCTTTTATGCCAATAAGCCTTGTTGGCGCGGGGAGCGTTAGGGACTTTATTTCTGGTTTGCCGTCGGTTATCAAAATAGACACTGATGCCTGTCTTGCCTTTGCCTGGCTGCCTAATACAACGGTGGTTCCACAGATATTTGGTTCTTTGCATTTTGTCGAAAAGTAGGTGACGTCATGCCAATTGCCAATTATACGGACTATCTGAAGGCGGTTAATAACCCTTGCTACAAAACGCAGATAGCTAAGGGAAGCATGGTTGCTGCCGCAGGACGGATATATTCGCTGTGGGCTTGGGGTAACTTGGCTGGTGCTTTTCCCTCTGCTCCGGGAGCACCGACTGACGCAACTATTGGTGCATTGCCTTTTGTAAACTCTGCTGATGTGCAGAGGATAGCTCAAGTAGAGGCTACTCTTGGCAACCCCGGTATGATAATCATTTGTGACAGGCTCTCGCACCAGGGTGGATTAAGTGGCACGGTCATAACGGAACAAACTACTAACCTGCCCACGGCGGCGCTGACTAGATATACTGATGGTGTTGGCGTAATGGCAGCATTGGAAATTTATACAGCAGTAGGGACAACAGTAACGACGGTTTCTGCTAATTATACCAACCACCTAGGGATATCAGGGCAAATCACCCCGCTTACTGTCTTCGGCGGTACCGCATTCCGAGAAGTTCAAAGGTTTATAATTCTGCCTCTGGCTGACGGTGACCTAGGGGTACAGTCGATAGCAAGTGTAACTTTAACAGCTTCGACCGGCACAGCGGGTAATTTCGGCGTTACGCTGTTCAAGCCGTTGTTTGCCTTTCCAATCCTGATGCCAGGTCAACAAATGTTGTTTGATAGCATACTGGGCATGTGCGGGAATATGCCACGGGTTTTAAACAATGCCTGTTTGTTTGTTTTAATCGTACCTCAAATTACGTCAACAGGCGAACACCTGGCTAACGTCAACATCGTAAAGGAGTGATGGTGTTATGAACACCGTGCTCCCGAGCAGGATATTCGGCAACAAATTCTTGTTTGACGGCGCAGCACAGGAATTAGGGTTTATTCCTGTTGAAGTTGCTGTAAAAACTGCTTCCGGTAGTTCTGAAGCATCTGTTAATGTTATTGTAGAAGGTATAGGAATAAAGATTGTCCAGGGCGGGGCAGACGCAGCTATCAATATTATGGTAGACGGTGCAGGACAAGTTGTTGTTGATGAAGTTGTAGGCGGTTCTGAAGCACAAATAATAATTTTAGTTGAAGCCGCAGGGATGAAGCTGGCACGGGCACTGCCTGATGTTGAAGCAGATGTACTTATTGGTGCAGAGGGATCAGGGCAGAGGATTGTCGAAGTAAAAGAAGGCAGCAGTGAGGCAGGTGTTGTTATTACTGTCGAATCTGCCGGACAGAAACTGGCTGCGAGTGGTTCAGAGGCTATCACTAAGATATCCCCGGATGGTACAGGAGTGAAACTTGCTTCAAGTGATGGTGAATCCACTGTTATTATTATTGCGGAAGGCAATGGTGTAAGAGTAATCCCCTTTACTGAGGGCAGTTCAGAGGCTACCATTATTATTACGTGTGAAGGCACGGGTATAAAAATTGCTCAGCCCCCAGCGTGGTATACACTCCTGGGATACGTGCCTCCTATACTTGTGGACTCCCACCTGCGGCCAGTAGCTTTGTTGCATCAGGCGCATGAAATATCTGTTCACGAGACGCTGGCGGGAGAGGATAAGCTGACATTTAACTTACCCCACTCTGCACCGGCGGAGCTTACAGCCGGCGCGCTTCTTGACCTGGCAGGGAAGATTTACCGGACCATGATTCTGGGAAACAAGGATGATCAGGGGACACGAATTATCGATGTCGAAGCCTGGGCGCTGTGGTATGACCTGGCAAAGATGCCGGAGCTGCCGGCACACGAATGGATCGGGGCGACGGTTCTGGAGATTCTGGCCTGGCTCCTGCCGGGTTCGGGCTGGACTGCAGGGACGGTGACAGTCACGGCCAGGCGCAACCTGCGCTGGAGCGGCGGCGTAAATCGACTGGAGTGCCTGCGGGAAATGGAGCGGGTGTTTAACGCGGAGATTGTCTGGGATACTGCGTCCCGCACGGTTTCTGTTGTGATGGGTGGTGGAGAAGATACTGGGGAATTCTTCCTGCGCGGCAGAAACCTGCGTAAATTTGAGGTGGAGACGGACATTCGGGACACTGCTTATCGCTTATACCCGCGTGGCCGCAAGGGGCTGACTATTTCCACAGTCAACAACGGCATCCAGTACCTGGAGGTGCCAAGCCCGTTTGATCCGCCGCCGTCTGCCGTGTTAGTGGCGGAGGAGTTCACCGATCCGCAGCAGCTAAAAGAGTACGCCGAAGTTGTTTTTGCCACCATGAATACGCCGAGGAAAAATTACCGCTGCAAAGTAGCTGACCTGTCTGGCATAGACCCGACTGTACAACGCCCCAAAGTTGGCGATATCGTTACTGTTTATGACGAGACTACCGATATACAGGTCAGGACCCGTGTTGTTGGTTTAGTCTGGAAAACTGACCAGCCGGAGGATACGGGGATAGAGTTGTCAACAACATCGCTGGACATGGCAGAACTTGCAAACAGGCTGCGTGACTATGTGGAGCTGCGGCGGCAGCACGGTGGTGCGGTGATAGATAATTACGGACTGAATATCATCGCTGATAATGAAAACCTTTTCTTCGATGAGCATGGCCTGAATCCTGATTTTATCAAGCGATTCCCCAATAAGATCATCAACAGCGGCTTCGAATGGGTAGATGAAACTACACAAAAACCCGTATGTTGGGAAGGTGATGGGAAGGTCACTGATTGGGCCAACTGGGAGGGGTCGTATGCCCTGGAGCTCAAACCAGATGAATACATGGAGCAGGGTGTGTTGACCGATACCACACACGCAGGCGCAGACCCGGCATGGTGGGAGGATATCCAGACACGAGTAAGCTTTAAACAAAAGGGTAGCGCGGTACGTGTTTGGGTAAAGAGGGTTAGTGATGGTACTCCCTATGAGTTAACAGACAATAGTGGCGAGGTCCCTGTCTCCGGAAGCTATTTAGATTATGGCGCAAGTGCAACCTGGCCGGATGGACACAGGACGTTTTATTTCCTCCCGGTTCCGGGAGCGGGCAGAGTCAAGGTAGGCTTCCAGAACATAGACATTTCCGGCAGCGTATACCTTGATGCTGTACAAATAGAACCGGACTTTACCGGGAAATGGCCATCGTTCTATACTCCCGGACCGCGTAGTATCCCAATGGGTGACCTTTTAGAGTCCGACCGGGGGCTTGCATATTACATTGATGGAACGCTGGCTTTAGGGCTGAAAGCATCATTAAAGGCTCCTGTCGCTTTAAGGATCAAAGGAGTCCTGTTGGAAGTTGATACTGCGCCAACTGACGCAGACCTGATAATCGATGTGAACAGAAATGATATAACTATGTACACAACGCAGGCAAATCGTCCCAGAATTATAGCTGGGAGCAAAACTGGGAGCGGGATAAGGCCTGACGTGGCTACCGTCGCCAAGGGCAACAAGATCACTGTTGAAATTGACCAAATCGGCAGTACTGTGGCTGGTGGGAACTTGAGCGTTACCGTGGTTTGTGAGGTGGGTTAAATATGTCCGACATGGTACGTGTAAGTGCGGTTATCTTAGATTCAGGAGAAGATCGTGGATATAGTATCACTAATGATGGTACGCATTGTTATGTTTCAACTTACACTTGGCCCACACGAATTGTTAAAATACGCATGTCTGATATGGTACGTGTAGGTGCTGTTATCTTAGATTCAGGAGAAGAGTATGGATATAGTATCACCAATGATGGAACACATTGTTATGTTTCGACAGATAATGTTCCAGCACGAATTGTTAAAATACGCATGTCTGATATGGTACGTGTAAGTGCTGTTACATTAGCTTCGGGAGAATGGTATGGGCTTAGTATTACCCATGACGGCACTCACTGTTATATTGCAATAGGTACTACTCCAGCTCGTGTTGTTAAAGTACGAATGTCTGACATGGTACGCGTAGGTGCAGTTACGATAGCTACTGGAGAAGATCGTGGACGTGCCATTACCCACGATGGCACATACTGTTATGTTTCAACTGAGACTTCTCCTGCTAGGGTTGTTAAAGTACGAATGTCTGACATGGTACGTGTAGGTGCTGCTACATTAGCTTCGGGAGAAAATGGTGGATTTGGTATCACCAATGATGGAACACATTGT